ATTGCTGCACAATATCAGCCCAAGTGGCTGGTTTGGGAGAACGTCCCCGGCGTCTTGTCTAGCCAACGAGGACGGGATTTTGGAACCTTCCTCGGGGCGTTGGGCCAGCTCGGGTATGGGTTCGCCTACAGAGTGCTTGACGCTCAATACTTCGGAGTGGCCCAGCGCCGCCGCCGTGTGTTTGTTGTCGGATACCTTGGAGACTGGCGACGTGCCGCAGCGGTTTTATTTGAGCGCGAAAGCCTGTCAGGGCATTCTGCGCCGAGCCGAGAAGCGGGGCAAAAAGCTGCCCCCACAGTTACACAAGGCGCTCCATTCAGTCGCACAGGAAACCAGCGAGTAGAGGCGGAAGCTATTGTGGCTAAATGCTTGACTGCGCGTGGCGCTGGTGCTGGCAATTGCGATCCAGAAACAAGCAACATGATACCCATTGCCTTTGGCGCGCAAAACAGCGCCAACCAAGGTCACAGCGTGTCAACGGAAGTCACGCCAACGCTAGATAAAAGCAAGACGCCAGCGGTGGCGATACAGGCACAAGCGTTAAAGGAAAAACAGCCGAAGTCTCAGGGTTTTGGAATTGATGACAGCGGCGTTTCTTATACGTTAACAAGCGGTGATCGTCACGCGGTGTGCGCACCGTTAAATACACAGCTTGGATTGCGTGGCCCTGACACTAGCAACTCAAGCCGCGAAGGTGTTGGCATTGGCAAAAATGGCGATCCTAGCTTTACACTACAAGCCGCGCACTCTCACGCAGTTATCATTCCAGCAGCAGTCCGTCGCCTAACACCAATAGAATGCGAGCGCTTGCAAGGCTTCCCTGACGACTTCACGCAGATACCGTGGCGCAATAAGCCAGCAGAAGATTGCCCGGATGGGCCTCGATATAAGGCAATGGGCAACTCAATGGCTGTTCCGGTTATGCGCTGGATTGGCGAGAGAATACAAATGGTGGAGAGTTTAGATGACTGACGAAGAGGTAGAGCGTAAAATTCACATCGCCGGACTTGTCGGAGCCATCTTTGGCTTTGCAAGCGGCGCTGGCTTAATGATGCTGGTCGCGCTTATATTTTGAAATCGTGCAGGGTGGCCGTTGAATTGAATGCTGGCACATTTGGTAGCAACGTCACTCTAGGCTAAACAACCACCATTCCCGTGGTAAGTCGATTTTTCTTGTGATGATAGCCACCCTGCTCAAACGTTATAACCGAAGTATGAACATGGCCACAAGTGGCTATTTAAAGCTGTCGAGTGTTTTCTGCATCGACAGCTTATCGTCCAGAAACTCTTGTTCCGAAATGTATGTCGTCACGCTGCTCACCTCATCGCCGCGGCGGAAGATTATGGCGTCCAGATGTATGGCCACAAAAGCGTAAATGTCTGATGTCTGGCCGCTCTTTTTGACCGTGTGGAAGGCGCACTTAGGGAAAGTTTTATTGTTCTTGCTGGCAGTCTTAACCTGCAATGTCAGGACGCGTGTGTCCGTTTGTATATACGCGTCGTGGTCATTAATCTGACAGAGCGTGCAAGAGTAGCCGGCGAGCGATAGGCGGGCGAGCGCAAGATACTCGCCCGCTCTGCCGACTGCGGCACGGTTTTTCTGGTCTTGGTTCAACTTATCCAGCGATCAGCCAAGTGTGAATTTTACGCGTCTGGTTGATGCGATCCTCGAGGCCGTGATGGCCTCCATTCACGATACGCGTAATCCGCTTGATGGTCTCATCGCCGACACCGTCGTCGGCAATGGCGAACAGGCCGTTCTTCTGGAAAAACCACAACGCAGTTTCAAACGCATAATCTTCGGCCAGCTTCGACGGATACTCAAGCACCTCGGGCAGGTTCATGTCAGCCGCAAAAGCCTTGACGTTTGACTTGCCCGTGAGCTGAAGGAAACCTTTGCCAGCGAAATTGTAACCGTCACCACTGGCCTCATCACCGTTTCCCATGCGGCTTGAGTAGACCTTGTTGGCTAGACCCTGTGGGTTTTTCGCATACGGCTCCGCGCTCTCAACGGTCGGGAAGCGTGATGGCCAGACGGCTTGGATGCGCTCAGGCGTCGAGTAGTACAAACCCTCTGTGGTGCGTTTGAACCCGCCGCTCTCGTGGTGTGATTGGCCAAGCAAGTGCGCGCCACGATTGGGCGACAGGTCATAGTGCTTGGCGATGGCTCTGGCCGTGTTTGGGCCAAACGCGCCATCGGCTGAAACTCCAATTTTAGATTGGAGCAGCTTCATTGCTTCACTCATGTTGTTCTCTTTTTAGACGCCGGCTTAGGCTTTTTCTTCGCCGTCTTGGCAGCCGCTTTAAATGCACTGGCTTTTGGCGCTCCCGCCGTGCCGGGCTTACGCATCCTCTCCCCGCTTCCGGCTTTGATACGCGCGCGCTTCTTTGCGATGTTTTCGTAAAGTGACATCTCATCAACCTCTCTTCGACTTTGTGCCGCTGCACTTCCACCGTTTACGCGATAGATTGAGCGGGCTGTTTGGATCTTTGGCGGCGCTCGGAAACTTCTTCTTCTGCGCTGCGGATCGAGCGCAGTACGCGTCGCCCTTTTTGGTGCCGGGCTTCACGCGCGGGCCGCCGCCTTTGGCTTTGCCGGCTTGGCCATAGCTGACCTTGCGGCCGCTGGCCGTGACTTTTACGCGGGCCTTGCCCCTCGCTGGTGTCGCCATTTCGCTGTTCCTCTATGCAGTTTCGCCGACTTTGAAGCAATACGGCCTCACGGCGAAGCCTTTGTCAACCAATTCAAGGGCTAAAGTCATTGCGTCAACTTGGCAATCAGCCTCTCTACTCCAGATGTTTTTCGTGTTTGCGACCACCACACAAGATTGCGCCTCCAATGTTGAGCATATCAGGAGGGCCGCGAGAAACATGACTATTTGCCGCCGTTCATATTCATGTGGTCTCGACCGATGTATTTCAACTCACTTTCTATGACCGCTATTCGCGCCTTCAGCTTATTGATCTCGCCAATGGCCATTGTCATAGACCCCAACTCATCCCAGAGTTCCTCAATCTCAACGAAAGCATATTCGATTTCCATTGCATTGGCTTCGACATCACGCTTGAGATTTATGTTGTCCTCAATAGCCATGCGCGAGCCGATCTGCCCGACGGTTTTTTCCAAACTCGCAATGGTCGCAGCCTGCTGGCTGACCCACCACACACCAGCGGCGAGTTGCACAGCCATAGCTGCCACGAGGGCCAGAGGTAGTTTGACGTTTTCCATCACTTCGCCTTTTTCTTATCCATAAAGCCTTCAGCCGCGCCGGCGCCAAAGTAGAAACCCAAGATCACAATCATGGCCCAGCCGATCTGGAAGTCTTCAAGCACGCGCTGCACCTTATCAGCGTCAGCCACGCGATCCATTAGAGTAAAGCCCAGCACCATTGCAAAGCACACGAGATATGTAAACGTAAACGAGAACGCTATCACACGCTGTGCCAATTTGAACGGAGCATATGCGCCCATAATGTCAACTTTGGCCTTCGTCTTCGCCGCGATCTCTTCCTCAGTCGACGTGTGAAAGCTGTCGATCAGGTCTATGCCAGACTTGATGACGTCTCCACTGCCAAATATCTTCCCAAGTATTCCTGTCATCACTGGCCTCCTGTGATCTTAAAGCACTTCAAGTATTCATTGTCTTTCGATCAGCCTGTCGATTTTAGCATCGAGGCCGTCGAGACGGTTCATTACACGGTTCATTTGGTCCGAGCTGTCGGCCTTGGTGATGTATTCCTCACGCGTGCGGTTGAGCAAAATTTGCAAGCGCGTCACCTCACTGACCCACGACTTCACCCAGAAGCCCACAGCGGCCACGCCAATTGATAGGAGTGCATTCCACATAAATTCCGCTTCCATATGGTTCCTCGGGTATTCAATTTCACTTCACCAATTATTATCACATTTTGTGCCGACCGTCCAACCAACCATAATTCTACTTGTGCCCTGCAACCTGTGCTGTTAACACTACGTTACAAATGGAGGGATCAATGTCTAAACTGAAGCAAATAGGGCCGCGCGTGCGGCTGGATATCGCTGAGAAGCTGAAGGAGTATTGTAAGGCGCACCGTGTCAGCTCGTCGATGCTGGTCGAAAAACTTATTGCAGAACATCTGGAAGCGAGCGGGTATGACATCGAAGATTACAATCGGAATTGATCCGGGCTACCGGACCGGCGGCGTGGCGCTGCTCGGCGATGGCTTTGCTGAGGTGCACGACCTGCCGGTCTACACCGAGGGCGGCGTCGACGTGATCGCGCTGCTCGACATCATCAACAGCGCCGGCCCGGTGGAGCATATTTGGCTTGAAAAGCAACAGGCTATGCCGAAGCAGGGCGTCGTTTCGGTGTTCAAGCTGGGCTTCGCCTACGGCCAGATCCTGACGACTGCCGCACTGTCTGGCCACCCGTACAGCGAAGTGCGGCCGGCTAAGTGGAAGTCGAGCATGAACCTGCCGAAGGACAAGGACGCGGCGCGCCGGCAAGCCCAGCAATGGTATCCAGATCTGGCGCTGCGACTGAAGCGGAAGAAAGACGAACACCGTGCGGAGAGCCTGCTGATCGCCGCGTATGGGAGGGGCGAGAGATGACTGTAAAATTTGACATGACCAACGAGGCGTATCACCTCGAGCCATCTTTGAGCGCCAGTGGCGCCAAGACGATAGCACTTGGATCGCCGGCCGAGTACAAATACGGCGAGTTTAAGAGCAGCCCCGCATTCGACGTGGGCACGGCCACGCACACGCTGGTATTCGAGCCGCAGAACGCGGCCAGCATTTGGTGCGGTCCAGAGACGCGCCGGGGGCTCGACTGGAAGCGTAAGAAACTCGAGGCCGACGAGGCGGGCGCCTTGCTGTTGACGGAGGCGGATTACCGCTTGGCCGCTGACATGGCTGAAGCTGTGCGATCAAACCGTGCAGCCGCGGATCTTCTCAGCGGCGATCTGGTCTGCGAGGCCAGCATATTCAGCAAGGATCCTTCGACCGGCGTCGAGATGCGCTGCCGCCCAGACGGGTGGCGCCGGGACATTGGCGCGCTGATCGACTTGAAGACGACCATTGCGTCAGACCCCGAGGGCTTTGCTAAGCAATGCGCCAATCTGGGTTATCATATACAAGACCAATTTTACCGGCGGTGCATGGAAAACGCCGGATTTGAGGTCGACCGCTTTTGCTTCATAGCGGTGCAAAAATCACGTCCGCACTTAGTCGGCGTGTACGAATTGGACTGGGCCAGCCTCGATGAGGGGAAGGCCGCAGTTCAGTACGCTCTCGAGAAATATCGTAAGGCGAGCGAGAGCAACGAGTGGGGCTACGATTTTGGGGACTTGAAAACGATCCAAATTCCGCGTTACTCATTTAGGTTCAGTCAGATTGACTGAAAAACGGCAACCATAGTCTAGGAGACAACATATGCCAATATCATTCGGAAGTTCAGAAAGTTCTGGAAACTCACTATTTATTCGCTCAAATCTGCCGCAAAATCGCTGGTGGGTGAAGACGGAAGCGGGCGATGAGAACATCGACATGTCTCGCGGCTTCGCAGTAGACATCAAAAACGTGCAGTTCGGGTGGCTGCACATCGACATCGGCGTGCGCGACTGGCAGCCGTGGCCATCACCCTCCGAGCAGATCCCGCGGCCCAGTGAGCAGTACAAGCAGGGCTTCGAGGTCAAATGCTGGCTGGTCGACGGTCGTGAGGCGTCGTTCAGTGGAAACTCGTATGGCCTCGGCCAGTTCATCGCCAAGCTGTACAATCAGTGTGAGCAGTCGAATGAATTTGCGACGCAGATCCCGATTGTACAAGTCACAGGCAGCACTCCGGTGGTGATCGGCAAGGGCACGTCATACGATGTGTCGTTCAACATCTCCAAGTGGATCAACCGCCCGGAGAACGGCGAAGCGCACCCGGCGGCAGAAGCGGCACCCGCAATGGCGCCAGCGCCTGCACCGGCACCTGCCGCAGCGCCCGCAGCCGATAACAACTTCGGCTTCTAAGCAACATGGCCGCCTGCCTCGGTGGGCGGCCAAACTATAGGGTGGAAACTATGAGCACGCAGAGATTTTGGACGGTAAAGGATTACTCAAATCCAGACTATCCCGGCACCACAAGGCAGAATTCGTTTGAATGCCCGAAGGCGGCGAGGAAATTTGCTGAGAAGCTATTGGAGGAAGGATCCGGTCGTGATGACGTGTTCCTCATTAATCCGGCTGGCACGGAGCTAATGCTTAAATGGCAGCACGACGAGGCGCGCGAACGCCGATCCCGTGGATTACCGCCGAAAGCGGCGTATCTAATGCCGGGAGGGTTTGGCCATGAGTGAGAGATACTTTAGTAAAGTCGCGGAGAGCGCAGTGGCCGACGTGGCCGGTGCGATCAAGGGGAGCCGCAACGAAATTTTAAACAAGGCCGCGTTCAGCCTCGGGCGCCACGCCCACATGGCACCGGCAAACTTAGACGCAGCGATCAGCGAATTGCACAGCGCAGCGAAGGCGATGGGCCTGCAAGACCACGAGATCAAGGCGACGATTGGCAGCGGCTTCAAGCGCGGTGGCGACAGCCCGAAGGAGCTCGAGAACGCGGACGCAATGCCGTACACGCCGTCCGAGTTCGAGCGGCTTATGTCGCGTCTGGCTGCCAAGGATATGCTGGCAAAGGACGACGAGACCCGCGCAGACAAGATGCGTAAGGCCCGCGAAATCTGGGAGCGCGGCGTCACGATTTCACGCGATAACATTGACGCCGTGCGTCCGGCGCTACTCTACCTCAACTCACGGGGTCTGAGAGCCAGCACAGCCTCGGATGCAGCGCGGTTTAGCCCGAATATATACGACGGCCCCGCAATTATGTTTCCCGCGCTTGATCCAAGTGGAGAAGTGTGCGGCGTGCAGAGCGTGCTGCTCACACCCGAGGGGCACAAGCGCGAGCACAATGGCATCAGCAAATACAGCCGCGGCGTGATCGCCGGCAACGTCATGCGGATCGGTAGCGAGCACGAGGGCGGCGTCATCATCATGACTGAGGGTCCAGAGGATGCGTTGAGCGTGTATCAGGCGGTCGGCGACGAGGCGACGGTCGTGTGCACGTTTGGCAAGGCCGGCATGTCCACATATCCCGTGCCGCGTGCGTCCGACGTGACGATCTGTGCCGACCCGGATCTGGACGTGGATGCGGTGGCAGATGTGCTGCGCGGCGACGGCAGCACCGACGTCCACGTCGTGCGGTTCGACATGCTGGGCGTCGAGGGTGTCAAGGACGCTAACGACTACCTGCGCGAGACCAACGCCGAGAAATTGCGTGAGGCTCTGGCGATGGCCAAGCCGGTCGCGCAGGTACAGGCCGAGATCGCGCAGTCAGAGCGCAGCTACCCGACGCCCTACGATCCCGTCGATCCGGCGTCGATCCCGGCGCGGCGCTGGATCTATGGCCAGCACTACATCCGGTCAAACGTGTCTGTGCTGGCTTCCGCCGGGGGCGTGGGCAAGACGTCGATGCAGATCGTGGAGGCGCTGGCAATTTGCACCGGCCGTCCGCTGCTCGGTGAGGTCGTGCACGAGCCGTGCAATGTGTGGGTGATTAATTTGGAAGACCCATACGAGGAGCTCCAGCGGCGTGTGGCCGCGGCTATGCTGCACTACAACGTCACGGCCGACGAGATCCGGGGCAAGCTGTTTCTGGATGCGGGCCGCGACATGAACATCATCTTCGCCAGACAGGACCGCGAGGGCATCACAGTCGACGACGCGCTGGTCGACTACCTGACGGCCAAGATTACGGAGAACAAGATCGGGCTGGTCTCGATTGACCCGTGGGTCGGGGCGACTGGCATCAACGAGAACGACAACGTCGCAATGAACGCCGCCGTCGGGGCTGTGCGCTCCGTGTGCGACGTCACAGACTGCGCGGCGTCTCTCGTGCACCACATCCGCAAGGGTAACGGCTCTGACGAAGCGAATGTTGATAGTATCCGAGGCGCAGGATCCTTGCTCGGCGCGGCTAGAGCGGCGCGCGTCATTAACCGCGTGTCTATGGAGGATGCGATGAAGTTGGGCGTGTCGGAGACCGAGGCGCTGGGCATTTTTAAAGTGGAGGACGGCAAATCGAATATGGCACCGCCGGCAGCGAAGGCGGTCTACCGGCGCATGGTCGGCGTAAAATTGCCGAATGGGGAATATGTCGGGGTCGCGACCGAGTTCGCAATGCCTGACCTTTTCGACGGCGTGAGCGCCAAGGACGCGATGAAGGTGCAGCGTGACGTCGGGCAGGCGGCACAGCGCGGCGAGTTTATGCGCCAGAACCCGCAGGCAAAGCAGTGGGTGGGCAACGTCGTGGCGCTGCACCTCGAGCTGGACGTCGACAAGAAGCACGAGAAGGCCAAGGTCAGCGCAATCGTCAAGAAGTGGATCGAGACCGACGTTCTGCGCATCGAGCGCGAGAAAGACTTGCGCACCGGGCGTGACGTGCCGGTGGTTGTCGTGGGTGAGTGGATCACGGGCGAGGAGGCGGGCGTCAATTGATGGATGACTTCGACGAAGAATACGATGAAATCTTCGGAGACGAGGCCATTGAGCGCCTGTTCACGGTCTTGTGGTCCGAGGATATCGGGGCGTGCAGCGTCGAGTTCAAGCCGGGCTTCCTTCATCCGAGGACGCTGGAGGAGCGGAAGCATCGCACCGAGATCCTCGTCAGCACGATGTGGACGATAGAGCGCGCGCTCATGATGATGGATGACCAGCTACTAAGGAGCCGTGATGATGACGTGCTGCATTAGTGCTTCCACACCTTCCACACTTGGGGTGTGGGGAGGTGTGGATAGTGTGGAGAGTAGGGCCATTTCACGTTCCACACCACCACCCCCTATTATATAGGGTGGTGTGGTGTGGTGTGTGGCAGAGGGAAAAATTGGGTGTGGTTAACATTAGGGACGGAAGGGGAGTTGTGACATGGCAAAGAAGGTGAGTGGCAAAGCGAAGCCGAAGTACACGAGGGCGAGGAAGGACAAGGGGACGTTTGAGACTGGCAGCCAGAGCAAGCCGATCTCACGTCAGGTCGATGGTCAACTGGCTCCGCTGGATCGCAAGGCGCGGGAGAAGACGCTGAAGTGGGGTGACACTCTGCCGTCTCTCGTGAGCCCGGAGCTCGCTGGCCGCTTCGAGGCGGCGTATGACGCGCTGCGGGTTAAGATCGAAGCGGATGACGTGGTGGCGGTGCATCAGATCGCAACGCAGCTCATTCGGGCGTGGGACGTGCTGGAGGCGGAGGCAGAGGCTAACGGGCACCAGCCGGTCGGACGGCACGCGTACTGCATCGAGATCGCCTCTGGCAACATCGTTTGCATTGCGCTGCACGACGCCGTTGGCATAAGGCGTGAACATCCAGAGTGGATCGTGTATGATATGGCCGACGCGGCAATCGTGCTGGGTAATAACTTTAGCAGCGAGTTCATCGAGAAGACGCTGGCGCAGTTTCCCGAGGCCAAGGTGACGCGGTGCATCGGGCCAGCGAACAGCACGTTTGACGTGGCGCTGGGTGACGAGATACCATTTTGAGCAGGAGAGTGTGACATGGGTACAATTGGCAAGTTGAAGCTGGCAGCGCTCGAGGCTGCCGGCGAGGAAGAGATCTTCGGCATGATCGCTCTGGGCAAGAACGCCTCGGACGTCATCGCGCATTATGACGTGGGATGGAACATCTTCCACAAGTGGATCGCTGCCGGCGAGGGCAGGGCTGCACGCTATGACGAGGCGAAGCAGATGGCTGGTCACTATTACGCGTCGCAGGCGCAGAAGGTGGCCGACGAGATGCACCAGCACGAGGCGACGGTGAACAGCGCGAAGCTGGCGGTCGACGTGCTCAAGTGGAAGGCGGCGAAGGCGTCGCCCGAGTATGACACGAGGCAGCGCGACGTCTCGGTCAACATCAGCGTCAACGACCTGCACGCGCAGGCTGCGATGCTGCTCAATAGCGTCGGTGGCGATCTCATCGAGGGCGAGGCAGTCGAGGTCGAGGATGACGATTGAGCGCGAAAACGCACATCAACGCAGCGAAGCGTGCGCGTATGCGCGTGCCGCAGCGCGGCGGAAGCGTCAAGATCGTGCCACATTTGGCCGCTCGGGAGCGCTCAAATGTGGCAATATTAAGGCAAACGCGGGGCAAAATGGCTAAGATGCTGAGTTGTAACGATATATTATTTAACATAATACGGGTTATGCGTCTTAGCTCGGTTTCGGGGCGAAATCGCTGCCGGAATGCGCGTTTTGCCCCCCCCCTTCGACAGCGCCGGCCGGTGCAAATGCTCATGACCCCCTCACGCACCCCCGGAAAAATTTTTCACATACCCACACAACGGAGTGTTAACACATGAACGCCCCCAGCCCCCAAGATAACCCGTTTCTGAAGTTGATGCGGCGCTACCGCGACGATCCGGTGGCCTTTGCCCGCGAGGTGATCGGCATCGAGCCGGACGAGTGGCAGGAGGAGCTCTTGGACGCGATTGCCGCCCCCAAGATCCGCCGCATTACCGTCAGGTCTGGCCACGGTGTCGGCAAGTCGACTGCGATTGCCATGGCGGCCATCTGGCACGTCCTGATGCGGTATCCGAGCAAGACGGTGGTCACGGCCCCCACGTCCGCGCAGCTCTTTGACGCGTGTTTCGCGGAGATGAAGAACGTCGCCAAGCGGCTCAAGCCCCCATTCAACAACTTACTCGAGGTCAAGTCGGACCGGATCGAGCTGAAGAGTGCCCCGGAGAGCACGTTTATCTCGTGCCGGACGTCGAGATCGGAGCAGCCGGAGGCATTGGCCGGGGTGCACTCTGAGAACGTGTTGCTGCTGGCGGATGAGGCGTCAGGTGTGCCGGAGGCCGTGTTTGAGGCTGCCTCGGGCTCGATGTCGGGCCACGAGGCCACCACTGTGCTCACCGGCAACCCGACGCGTAATACTGGCTTCTTTTACGACACTCACACGCGGCTCAAGGAGGACTGGTACACGATGCACGTCTCCTGCGTCACCAGCCCGCGCGTGGCCGAGGATTTCGTAGAGGACATGAAGCGCCGGTACGGCGAGGACAGCCCCGCGTTCCATGTGCGCGTCTTGGGAAATTTCCCGCCGTCGGAAGAGGACACGGTGATCCCGGTGTCGCTGATCGAGCACGCGTTTAATAACGACGTGAAGGTGCACGAGGACACGGCGGCGATTTGGGGCTTGGACGTGGCGCGTCAGGGCGGCGACAGCAGCGTTCTGTGTAAGCGGCAGGGTCCGAAGATCCACCCGCTCACTGTGTGGCGCAACTTGGACCTGATGCAGCTCTCTGGCGCTGTGAAGGCGGAATATGACGCCATGCCCCCGTCCCGGCGCCCCATCGAGATCATCATCGACAGTAACGGCTTCGGCGCCGGCGTGTTGGATCGTTTGCGGGAGTTGGGGCTGCCGGCGCGTGGCTTGAACGTGTCGGAGCGCGCGGTGGCGAAGCAGACGTATTTGAACCTGCGCGCTGAGCTGTGGTTTAAGTGCAAGGCGTGGCTCGAGGGCATGGACGTGTCGCTGCCGCGTGATGATGGCCTGTACGCGGAGCTGGCGGCCCCGCGTTACACGTTCACGTCGTCTGGCAAGATACAGGTGGAGAGCAAGGAGAGTATGAAAAAGCGCGGCGTGCGATCTCCCGACCGCGCCGACGCGCTGTGTTTAGCACTGGCCAATGACCACACGACGATGGCGTTTGGCACTGCGTCCGCCGGCTCGTGGTCAAAGCCGATCCGGCGGAACATTCGTGGCGTGGTTTAGGCGTTCTCGACCTCCTCGACCAGCTTCTGGCCTTTTTCGACCCACTGCTCGAGCGTGAGGTCGTTGAGTTTTCGGTGATCGACGTGAAGTTCGCCCACTGCTTCCGGGATGGCGCTGGTTAACGGGTCGTGGTGCAGATATACAAACTTCCAGCCGGTTTTGTGGCCGCTATTTTCAAAACGGTGCACCACTCGCTTGATTATTAGGTTTGGGTGCCCGATTGCGTCGAGTATGAGCTCGCGCGTGAGGCGCTTTGGTTTCATCGCCCGCTTGATCGGCACCGCCATTCTGGGCGGTGACTGCGGGTATTCTGCGCCCACAGCCCGCTCGCGCTCGATGTAGCGCCTGACGTTAATCTTGGCGATCTCGCACTCGCCGTAGGTTATCTGGTATGATAGCCCCCTAGCGAGCTCAAGCGCCTCCTTTGACGCCTCTTCGGTCTCTGCGGTGATTGCGAGATACAGGCCCAGCTCGACGGCTTCCCGCGTGTTTTTTGGTGCGTTGTTGTGCATTACTCTTCTCCCTCGGTTTCCATTTTTGCGAATGACGGTTTGCCATGCCAGATTGACTTGGCGATTGTGACGGCAGCGAAGATCTGCGCGCTGTCTGGCTTGGCCTCCAGCACCTCCTCAGCGTGTTTGCGCGCGGCGCCATATGCTTCGGGCCACTGCGCTGTCGCCTCATAGGCGCTCAGGGCGGCCTCAGCCATTTCGTTGATTTCGTGTTTATTCATGTATCTGCGGTATAGCATTTCAGTTTTCCTTTGTTTCTGTCTATAATGTTAACCTAATGTTAACACCCACCCATTACAAGCGCTAATTTGCAAAAAACTGGCCCTCCCTGCATTTTTTTGTTATCCTGTGCGCGTTAGTGGCTAACTCCCACCCGGCCACTGAGCCACCCGGCTCCCCCGCGCTGTCATCCTCCCATGCTGGCGCGGGGTTACTTCGGGCAGGTTTTGCTGTATTATCGTGGGAAACGAGGGACGAGGGCGCACTTATGGGCATATTAGACGATCTGGCGATGGGTTTCGGCCTCAAGGAAAGAGACCGGGACTATTACGACCGAACCTCCGCCACGATAAGTCGGAACCAAGGCTCTGACGCCGGCGACAAGTATATGTCCGGCCTCGGCGACAAATACAAAGCCGCCCCCAACTACTCCAACGCCATCGGCCCATCTCTGGCTGACTTCCGCCAAATACCCAACACAGGTGCCGGCGCGAACCCATACGACGCCTCCGGCAACCTCCGCTCGGACTACAAGCCCGGATCTGCGGCCCAGCGCTACAGAGACGTCGGCCGCCCGCAGCCCGGAACACTGCCGCACATGCTGACCCGATCTCCGGGCATCTTGGGCATCCTCGCTAACCTCTTTGGCGGCTACAAGCCGATCCAGCCGCAAGGTGAATTGCGGTCGTCGTACAAGCCAATGAGCGCTAAGGCGGCGCCTATGGGCTTCACGCCTGAGCCGGTTGAGACGTCAGTGCTTTCTGATTATTCTGGAATTCCAGCGGGTATGGAGGCGCAATACAGTACGTCTCCGGCGCCTCTCTTAGCGGGGCAGGATATGCAGCCACCCCCAGTGGACGCAGAGTTTGAGGCGTGGCTGCAAACTGACCAAGGAAGGCCGTACAATCTGCCAGACCTGCCGGCTGATTTCGTGCGCCGCGCGTTCGAGACATCCAAGCGCCTTAAAGCAGGAAAGTTTTAATGCCAGATTATGATTTCAAATCCTTGCTCGACGCGATCCAGCGCCAAGAAAGCAGCCGCAACCGCGACGACCCAAACGAGACCACAAAGCCGCTCCCACTGGTTAACCCGGAGAGCGGCGCACGCGGCCAGATGCAGGTCGTGCCGGGTGCTGCGATGGATCCGGGTTACGCGGCACAGGGCGCGAAGGACGTGTTTGATATCGCTGAAGAAATGTTCGGCAAGAAATTTAGTCGCGATGAGCAGACCGCGAAGGACTTGCTCGACATCCCGGAGGTCAACCGCGCCTATGCTGACGCATACATGCGCGCCATGATCGAGCGCTTTAATGGCGACATCGACAAGGCGGTGGGCGCGTACAATGCCGGCCCCGGCCGCATGCTCGACGCCGACGGCAAATATTACAACTTGCCAGCCGAGACGCAGCAATACATCGACAACGTGCGCCAGTATTACAACCAGTCGACCGGCGACAACTACGGCATCACAGTGTCACCGACGCCGCGCATGCGCCCCGGCAGCGTAAGGCCGCAGGCGCGCCCAACAGGATTACTTGGCTGATGGATCTACGATACTACGTCCCACCAAATTTGCGCGGCGCCTATGACGTGGCCAGCAATGTCGGAACCGGAGCTTACAACTTACTGAGTTCGTTTCAGCGAGACCCCTTCGGCACTAATAAGGCCATCGGTCAGGGCATGATCGAGGGTGTAGTTGACACAGTCTCGGACCCAGTCGGGACAGCCAGAGAGTTTGGCGGGACGTTAAAGCGAGGTCTGACATATACCGCCGCAGACAAGTTGATGGATATGTTTGGCGTTGAGCCCAAAGACGCGTCGCCCGATCAGCTTATAGCATCAAACGAGGCTCTCGCGTCCGACAGAGCCGCCGCATTGGGCACATTGGCTTCTGTAGTGCCAGGGGTTGGACCAGCTACTCGAGTTGCCAGCCGATTAGAGGTTGACCCCAATTCTATGGGCTCCCTGCTCGGTAATGTGCGTTTAAGGCCGAAGGCATCTGCGCCATTCGACGCTGGTCGGGGCACCGCCGGCAATAGCGGCCCGAGCCTTCTGGACGCGCTCGAGGCTCGCGCCGCTCAGATGGAATTTAAGCCGCCCGACCGTATTCAGCCTGCTCCGGGCGGAGCGGGAATATTTGACAGAGATTATCAAACGCCTGCTCCCAGCGGCGCTTTTGAGGACTTATCGTTAAAATACCCGCGGAACCCAGACGCCAAAGCGCCACTTCCAAAAGGCGACAGGTCTCGCATTCTCGTGGACCGCAGGGAGGCTATATCAAGCGCCTTGGCGGATCGCATTCGGGCGACAGGTCAGCTCGACGCTGACACGCGCTACTTCTACCACACTGACGGGCCGGTCTACCGCGCCGCCAGAAACGCTGGCCTGACTGATGTCGAGGCGCAGGCTTATTTGCGTGATCTTAGTAACAATGTGGCAGCTACAAGCCCGCGCACAAAAGTTGAAGAGAATTTACGCAACGCCACACTCGTGATGGCTAAAGATCAGCAAGGCATACCATTTCGGGATGTCGTCGGTCCCGGCACTATACGGCCAGACGGCACTAAGGGTATCAGTGAAAAAGGTTATCCCATGATGACTGCCAAGGGTGGGATCCACGGCGGCCTATTGGATGACGTGGCGGCCACTGGCGCTATGGATGTGGCGAGAAATCCTAAGCCGTCCAACTTCGGCGCGAACCTATCAGGGAACCGCAGCGGTGTCACAATGGACACTCACGCGATCCGAGGCACGTTGATGACGTTGAATGAAATGGAGCCGGGATCGGTTCCCGAAGGCTTTATCCTGCCAAAATTCCGAGATCAGTACGCCAAAGACCCTAGTGTCCTAACGCCCAATATGATCGACGACACACTCGCGTCTCAGATGACAGGTCCAAAAGGCAGCACCACCAAGTTGCAGACTGAATATCCTGTATTTGCGGACATATGGCACGACGCAGCCGCAAAGTTGGGCGTGTCTCCGGCCGAGGCTCAGTCAATGGGCTGGTTTGGCTTCGGAGATGAGACAAATCTGGGAAGCGCGAGAAAAACGCCGGTGGATATATTTGATGATCGACTGAGCGTTACAGCACAGGCGCTTGGCATCACCCCACAGGAGGCTGCGCGTTCAGTGTTTCGCCGGAAAATACCTTTACTCGCGGCTCCTTTTGCTGCCGCTCCGCTTTTGGCTCTACAGCCCCAGCAAGATCCAAGACAACAATATTAGAGGCTTGATATGGACTATGACATGAATAAGATGGCCTCAGAGCTTGAGGCAGAGCTTAACCCGGACGTGATGGACGAGGTGGAGTTGCAGTCGGTCGTCGCGCGCGAGCTCGAGGACGCAATCGACTATATCGACAACTACATCAGCCCCAAGCGAGCTGAGGCGACCAAATATTACAACGGCGCCCCATTCGGGAACGAGGAAGAAGGCCGCAGTCAAGTGGTCAGCCGAGACGTGCGGGATACCGTACAGGCCGTCATGCCGTCGCTGATGCGCGTGTTCCACGGCTCCGACGAGGCAGTGTCATATATCCCCACCGGCCCAGAGGATGTCGAGGCGGCCCAGCAGGCGACCGACTACGCCAATTTCATTATGAACCGCGACAACAACGGCTTCTTGGCGATGCACTCAGCATTTAAAGACGCCCTGATCCGCAAGGTCGGCATCATCAAGTGCTTCTGGGAAGACAAGACAGAAGTCGAGACCTATAACCTGACCGGCCTTGACGATGCTGCACTTGCAGCACTCGCCGCCGACCCGGACGCGGAAATCACTGTGCAGTCGTCTGAGACTTTCGGCGAGCCGCAGATCGACCCCAACACCGGCCAGTTTATCATGCCGCCAATGGTCCACAGTGTGACAGTCGAATATGTGCGCCCAGATGGCCGCGTGCAGATCGAGGCTGTGCCGCCCGAGGAGTTCCTGATCTCTCGCGAGAGTAAGGACGTCGAGACGTCTGACTATGTCGCGCACCGCCGCATCATCACGGTGTCCGAGTTGATCTCCATGGGCTACAGCGCCGAAGAGGTCGAGGATCTGGCGTCGGCCCACGACGACATGAACACCAACGTCGAGCGCAACACTCGAAACCCAGCCCTGTCAAACGAGATGAACGCGCGCAACGACGAGGCGATGCGCAAGGTGCTTTATGTAGAGAGTTACATACGCGTCGACTATGACGGCGACGGGATCGCCGAGTTGCGTAAAATTTGCACCGCGGGCGACGGCAACAAGATCCTGAGCAACACGCCAATCACAATGGCGCCGTTTGCCACATTTACCCCGGAGCCAGAGGCGCACGACTTTTTCGGATCATCCTTGGCAGACGCAGTCATGGACATCCAGCTCATCAAGTCAAACGTCATGCGCAACACGCTCGACAGCCTGAGCCAGAGTATCAACCCGCGCTTGGCGATTGTTGAGGGCATGGTGAACCTGGAAGACGCAATGTCTACCGAGAATGGCGCAATCATCCGTCAGCGTGCCGCCGGCCAAATTCAGCCAATGAGCATCCCGTTTGTCGGTCAGGCCGCGTTCCCGGTCTTACAGTACATGGACGACGTCAAGGAGGCCCGTACAGGCATCTCCAAGGCGTCAATGGGTTTGGATGCGTCTGCACTCCAGAGCAGCACTGCCGGCGCTGTAAACGCCACTGTGGCGGCCGCACAGCAGCACATCGAGCTGATCGCCCGCGTGTTCGCCGAGACCGGCATGAAGCGCCTGTTCCAGATCATCTTGCAGCTCATCACTACGCACCAAGACCAGCCGCGCATGGTGCGCCTGCGCAATAAATTCGTGCCTATCGATCCGAGGGCTTGGAGCGCAGACATGGACGTGTCCGTTAATGTGGCGTTGGGCCGTGGAACAGACACTGAGCGCATGATGATGCTGCGCCAGATCGGCGAGATGCAGAAGGAGGCCATGGCCACAATGGGTCAAATCAATCCGCTCACCGACATGGCAAAGCTGGGCAACACGCTCAAGTCGATGACCGAGCTGGCTGGCTTCAAAGACACCTCACAATTCTGGAACGACCCGGCCGACTTCCAGCCGCCGCCACCAGACAACAAGCCCGACATCAACGAGCAACTGATCCAAGTGCAAATTCAGCAGATCCAAGCGGACATGCAGAAGAAGGCAGCCGAGTTGCAGCTCAAGCGTGAGAACATGATGATGGAGGACGACCGCAAGCGCGACGAGCTCGAGGCCGAGCTGTTCGTGAAGGCGGAGGAAATGCAGGCCAAATACGGCACGCAGTTGAACGTCGAAAAGATCCGCTCCGAGCTGGCGATCAATCGCGAGATAATGCGCGGACAAGTTGACGTCATAAAGGAGGGAGCGCGTGAAGAGTAAGCAACAAATCGTGGATGATGGCCGGCAGGCCGACCGTCTTCTGCGTGACACAGATCTGGCTCGGTTTCTTGACGAGATCGAGCAAGAGTGCTGGGGCGACTTCAAGTCGACCGCGACCAGCGATAGCGACGGCCGTGAGGCCGTTTACATGAAATTGCAAGGCGTCGACGCGGTGCGTCGGTCGCTGCGCGCAATGGTGGATAATGCGGCTATTGAGGAAAAGCGAAAATAGGCGTATATTAGGAGAATAAGTCATGGCAGAAAACAACACCCCGCAAGGGATTGGGTTGTCAGAGGCACAAAATGCAATCAGCGCGATGATGGCACCCTCTCAAGAGGACAACGCCACTGAGGTTGATGCGCAGGTCGAGGAAGCCGATCAGGTGGACGAGGCCGAAATGTTCGATGATGCGGAGGACGAAAGTCACGAGGCGGAGGCGAGCGATCTTGATGACGAAGACGAAACCTATGAGGGCGACGACACTTCTCAAGAGTTCGATATCATGGCGGCAGCAGTCGAAGTGAATGGCGAAGAGAAAACGGTCGAAGAGCTCAAAAGTGGCTATCTAAGGCAGCAGGACTACACCCGCAAAACTCAGGCACTGAGCGAAGAGAAAAAAGAATTCTCGGAGGTACAGGCCGCAGTATTGCAGGAGCGTGCACAATACGCTGAGGCGCTGCCCATGTTGGCGCAGCAAATTCAGCAATCGGTCGAACAGGAGCCGGATTGGGACACACTGTATGACACAGACCCCGCTCTGGCCGCGAAGGCGGAACGTCAGTGGCGTAAACAGCTAGAGCAGAAGCAGCAGCAACTGCAAGCAGTTCACGCCGAGCAACAGCGGATGCAACAACTGGAGCAGCAGAGAGTTGCCCAAATGCAATCGCGGTTCGTGGAGGAGCAAAGGCAGATCCTGCCGGACGTGATCCCCGAATGGAGAGATGCGAAAGTGGCGGCACAAGAGGCCGGCGAAATTCGCGATTTTCTATTGCAGTCAGGTTTTCAGGAAGCTGACATCGACGGGATGAATTCCGCAGTGGTCGTTAAAATGGCCAGACTGGCAATGCTACAAGCGCGTGGCGCAAACCGAGCTGATAAGGCAAAGGCCAAGCCTAAACCAGCTAAGGGGAGCAAGACGATGCGGGCAGGGTCACGCGGTACGCAACCGAGACCGAAAAATGCGGTACGCGAAGCGCAACAGCGTCTAAAACAAACCGGCCGCGTCAATGATGCCGCAGCCGCCATCAAAGCCTTATTGTAGGAGAAATATACAATGGCAATCGTAGGTAATACATTCACCTCATTCGACGCGAAGGGTATTCGCGAAGAATTATCCAATATCATCAGTAACATAAGCCCAGAAGACGTTCCATTCCAGTCTAATGTCGGCTCCGAAAATGTGTCCAACACATATTTTGAGTGGCAAACAGACGAATTGGCTAGTGCGCAGAACGTACCAGTCATTGATGGGGATGATGTTTCTTCTTTTGATTCAACAGCTTCCACTGCGCGCGTAGGCAACTACACACAAATCGCCCGCCGCACAATGATCGTCGCTGACAACCTCGGCAGCCAAGATTTGGCCGGTCGCAACGATGAAATCAGCTACCAGATGGCCAAGCGCGGCTCTGAGCTGAAGCGCGACGTAGAGCTGATCTTGACTGCAAACGCAGCCAAAGGCGCGGGCAACTCTTCGACTGCTCGTGTGACTGGTGGCCTCGGCGCATGGATCGCAACCAACACCAGCAAAGCTGGCGACGGCACAGACCCAACTGCTGTAGACGGTTCCGACGCCCGTAACGACGGCACCCAGCGCGACTTGACCGAAGCAATGGTCAAAGACGTGATGCAAAAGGCGTTTACAGAAGGTGGTCAGCCATCTGTTCTGATGGTCGGCCCTTACAACAAAACTGTTGTATCTGGCTTCGCCGGTATCGCCGCACAGCGTTACCAAGCGCCATCCGACGGTCCAACCACAATCATCGGCGCCGCTGACGTTTATCTGTCAGACTTCGGCACCTTGTCTGTGGTTCCAAACCGCTTCCAGCGTGAGCGTGACGCCTTCTTGCTCGACCCAGAGTACGCATCTGTATGCTACCTGCGTCCGATCCAAGCAGTCGATCTTGCCAAGACCGGCGACGCCGAGAAAAAAATGCTCCTCTGCGAAATGGGCCTCAAGGTGTCCCAGCAAAAAGCTCACGGCGGCATTTTCGATCTCAACGTATCATAAAATGGTGGGGCGGCTTCGGTCGCCCCAACTACTCTGGAGTGGGTAATGAAAAGACTTTTTAGCGAAGACAAACTGACCGGGATCAAGAAGTTCTGGCATATCACCGACAAGGGTGAATATGTCGTCGAAACGGTTCAGCAGATGGACGCTATTCTGGACCAGAATAAGCGGGAATATAACAGCTCCGAGGAGCGGTGGGGTGAGAAGTTAAACAAGGTGGCAACTCTGCCGCTTTCAGTGTATTATCAATTGAAGCGCGAGGGTATCGCAGACGATCCCAAGCGACTGGCGAAATGGATGAACGACCCAGACAATCGGGCGTTCAGGACGAGAGGCGGTAGACTGTGAGCATTACAACTTATGCGGAGCTGAAATCGGCCATCGCTGACTTTCTCAATCGGGATGACCTTACTTCGACAATACCGACTTTTATATCTCTTGGGGAGGCGCAAATTGCGCGCGATGTTCGGCACTGGAAGCAGGAGAAGCGCGTCACCACGTCTGTAGACGAGCGATATGAAAACCTTCCTAATGACTGGATCGAGTTAAAACTTATAACTCTGTCCACTGGAGCTATGTTGGAGACTGTGGCGCCTTCGAATATGGCCGACATGAGGGCGAGAAGCGATACGCCGGGCGTCCCAAAATATGTCCGTATGACCGCGGACCAGTTAGAGTTTTATCCGACGCCAAGCGCGGCGACTGACATTTCGATGCTTTACTACGCACGCACTCCGGCGTTAAGTGACGCCTCGCCTACAAACTGGCTCCTATCTGACGCTCCTGACGTGCTTTTATACGCATCCTTAATTCACTCAGCCCCGTATCTTGCGGAAGACGCCAGGGTGCAGATCTGGGGCTCTCTGTACCAGTCAGGCGTTGAAAAGCTAAATATTGAAAACCAAAGAGGCAGGGTCACTGGCCCCATGAGAATGGGGATACCTAGATAATGGCTACGACTGCATGGACCCAAACTGCTGGCATGAGCAGCGACACGGAGGCTGACAATGTACAGGAGTTTGCGGAGCAGGCTGAGGCGTCTAAAGACGCCGCTGCGGCATCTGCTGCTGCTGCGGCCAGCAGTCAAACTTCTGCATCGGGCAGCGCAACAGGCGCAGCCAACTCAGCAGCTTCTGCTTCCTCAAGCGCAACAGCCGCCGCTGCCAGCGCAGCGTCTTCAGCGTCCTCGGCGGTCACTGCCAGCAGTGCGCAGACCGCGGCGGAAGCCGCAGAGTTAGACGCTCAAACCGCACAGGCCGCCGCTGAAGCCGCGCAGGCCGCCGCTGAGACTGCGCAGACCGCGGCTGAAACGGCCGAGACTAACGCCGAAACCGCAGAGACAAATGCTGAGACAGCGCAAGCTGCTGCTGAAGCGGCACAAGCCTCTGCCGAGGCAGCCAAGGACGCAATTGACGGTTTGTACTTAGGCGCGCAAGCATCTGACCCCACTGTTGACGGCTTAGGCGCTGCCCTTACGGCCGGAGACTGGTACTACAACACAACGTCCAATGTCGTCCGAATTTATGACGGCTCTATTTTTGTGAATGGCTCTGTGGACGGGTCGTTGTTTGCCACAGCGGCGCAAGGCACATTAGCGGATAGCGCAGTCCAACCCAATGACAGCCCGTCGTTTGGCTCTATTACTGTAAGCGGAACGGTGGATGGTCGTGATGTTGCAACTGACGGCACAAAGCTCGATGGGATTGAGGCTGGTGCTGACGTAACTGACGCAGATAACGTAACGGCTGCTGGCGCACTAATGGACAGCGAGGTCACGAACCTTGCTCAAGTCAAAGCATTTGATAGCTCAGACTATGCCACAGCTGCGCAGGGAGCATTAGCTGCATCAGCTACACAACCGGGTGACTTGGCCACTGTAGCCACTTCCGGCGCATACGGTGATCTGTCTGGAACGCCTACACTTGGCACTGCGGCGGCTACAGCATCAACTGACTATGCCACAGCAGCCCAAGGCGCAAACGCAGATACAGCATACGGCTGGGGTGATCATGCTGCCGCCGGATACACAACACCAGCCGCAGCCGAGAGCAATGCTTTGGCTCTTGCGATAGCATTAGGATAGATCATGGCTAATACCTTCAAGAATTACACAAGCGCCTCCGTAGGCACGTCCCCTGTCACAACTTACACAGTTCCCTCCGCAACAACGTCAGTTTTAATCGGCTGTACTGTAGCAAACACAACGGCAAGCTCCATCGTAGTCGATGTGCAAGCGGCTGGTGTTTACCTAATCAAGGATGCTCCCATCCCCTCTGGCTCTGCTTTGTCAGTCCTAGACGGTAAGGTGATCCTAGAGACCACAGACACGCTTGTTGTCACATCTGACACAGCATCTTCGGCTGACGTTATCGCAAGTGTACTGGAGCAAACATAATGGCGGGATATATTGGCTCTAAAACCTCTGTCACACAAGTAGACGGATACAATCGTACTGAAGCAGATGCTGAGTTTGTCAATGACCCCAACTCTGTCATTTCTGTCAGTGGCTCCAGCGTAGGCATTGGGACAGATTCGCCTAGTAGCCCACTAGAGATACAAACAACAGGCTCAACAACTGGGCTAAACATTACAAGCCCTGCTACCTCAATTCTTACCCTTACATCAGATGATGATGCAACCGCAGGTGGCCCATTTGTTGCCAATATAAAAGGTGCCTCTAATGGAGCCTTGCAGTTTGAAGTTGCCGGCTCAGAGCGTATGCGCGTCGATGCTGCTGGCCGTGTCACGATGCCGTATCAGCCAGCGTTTAGGGCGTCCCTCCTTGTAGGCACACCTACCGCTTACATAGCGGGAGCTAGAGCTCTTAATTTTACTGATGTAGTACATAATATTGGTGGGCATTATGACGGCACCAATAAATTTACTGCCCCTGTTGCTGGGCTTTACCGTTTTTCATGTGACAGGGCGTTAAACACCCAAGGTCAAGACCAAGTTATTCGCCACCCAGAGATGTCTTTTTTTGTAAACGGAGCAGTCGCCCACTCAGTTAACACTGCTGTGTCGGTTACTAACGCAGTTACAGCTTCGGGTTACACCCACTTCGTGGTGAATATGGGAACAGAACTGTATCTCAACGCCAATGATTATGTGCAGGTTCAGTTCAATTACGGTAACTCACCAAGCGTTTTATACGAATACGCAAGAAGTTACTTCAGCGGCTACCTTATCGGATAACAGGAGGCAACAATGCCAGATATTACAATCACACTGACTGAGACACAGTATAAGGGTCTTGAGTATGCCGCCCTGTCACCTGAAGAGTGGGCCATCAACGCAGTCACAGAACGCTGCCGCATTGCCAACGATGAGATCGTGCAGATAACCGTCCAGCACTGCTTGGACAACGGCATCCAAGTGCCTGCAACCCGCGAAGACATCGTGGCGTATGCGTTCGCTAACGACATCGTAGCAACAGCCGCAGAGCGTCAAGCAGAGGCAGAAGCAGCCGCACAGGAGGTTTAAGCTATGTCAGGCTACATAGGCACACAGCCAGTCCCACAGGCCACACAGACACGGGATAGCTTCACTTGTACAGCAGGTCAGACCTCGTTTGCCACATCGGGCTTCACCCCCAACTTCCTAGACGTCTACCTGAATGGCGTTAAGTTAGCAGCAACAGACTACACAGCAAGCAACGGCAGTGACGTTGTGCTGGCCTCTGGTGCAGCCGCAGGGGATGTCCTTGAGGTGGTGGCTTATACTGCTTTCGAAGCAGCTAACGTGACTGGTGCTACAGACTTCACGGTTACTGGCAGCTTCACCTCACAGGGCATTGATGATAACGCTACAAGCACGGCTATGACGCTGGATGGTAGTGGTAACGTGCTTGTGGGTAAGACTGCTGATAACTGGGGAACTACTGGCGTTCAAGTGCATGGCTATGGCGTGGTAGCTGCTTCACGCAATGGCTATGTTATTAATGCTAATCGTGAAAACACTGACGGCGACATTGCAGTGTTCCGCAAAGACGGCTCCTCTGTGGGGAGTATTGGGGCTTTTTCTTCAAGTAACTTTGGTATTACTGGTTCTGCGCCCAATAAAGGTGGGTTGGTTTTTGCTACAAGTGAAGTTCTTCCCGCTAAGAATGGGACTTACTCTAGCTCAACAGTTGATCTCGGTAATGCTGGAACACTTTTCAAAGACCTCTACCTCTCTGGCGGTGTCTACCTTGGCGGCACTGGGTCGGCTAATAAGCTGGATGACGTGGAGACTGGCACGTTTTCGCCTTCAATTCTTGCATACTATGGAAACAATCCAGTCATTAGTTACTTTAGACAACAAGGTAATTATACCAAAGTGGGTGACCTAGTACACGTTAATATAATGCTTGATATTGGATCGGCATCCAATCTAAGCGGCGATTTGATAATGGTTGGGCCTCTGCCGTTTGCTATAAGTCCCGGTGTAGAAGCCGAAGGCGTTTCAAATACGTCAGCTTGGACCCCACAACGAGGAAATAATATTAGTATTGGCTGCCACTCTATTACCCAGTCTTACATGGGCTTTTTAACGAGCAACCCCGGTTCTGGATGGGGGTGGGAACCAACCTCTATTATGCCAACGGGAGCTTCGGCATTGAGACTTTCAATGACTTATATAACCGCATAACCACCCCTGTTGGATCACAGGGTAGTCAGTCCACGCCATAAAGGAGATAAACACGATGGCACTAACAGAAGAAACAGTACAAGACAAAATAGAGATCGTATCAGAACACAAAATGATACAGGTCAGAACCGCAGTGGTCATCAAGCGTGACGGTGTAGAGATCAGCCGATCATTCTCACGCCATGTCGTTGCACCGGATGCAGACATCACAGGTGAAAGCGCAGAGGTGCAAGCCATTTGTGCAGCCGTACACACACAAGCGGTTAAGGATGCTTATGCAGCCCATCTTACTGCGTCACTAGACGCTGGGGCGTCAGCAGCCTCACAGGAGGTCTAACCAATGAGTAAGGCACGAGGATTAGCAGACTTAGGTAACGTCTATGACGATGGTGCCTTGTCGAACAGACGGATAAATCATAACGGAGACATGCGAGTGGCTCAAAGGGGAACCGCCTCTGTTACCCCTACATCATCAGCTTCTCTTTATCCCGTTGACCGCTGGGGCGCTTATGCTCAACCTTCATCAAAGTATTCAGCGCAACAACAAACTGGTGGCCCTGCTGGTTTTGATAACTATGTTCGCTTTACATCTTTATCTAATCACACGTCAGTATCTACGGACTTCTTTCCGTTCTTTACTAATCTGGAAGGCCAAGATGTGCAGCATTTGCAGTACGGTTCGTCTGATGCAAAAGACGTAACACTTAGTTTTTGGGTTCGCAGCAGTTTAACTGGAAATTTTTCAGTTTCATTCAGGGCGCAAGGTGCAACAGTTTCTTATATTGCAACTTATACAATAAGTGCTTCCAATACTTGGGAGTACAAAACAGTAACTGTTGCTGGTAATACTTCTACGTCTATTGATAACGACAATACTCTTGGTTTTGATATAAACTTTGACCTTGGTCATGGATCAAATAGTGAAAATATTGCAAACACTTGGATTGCTGGAAGTCAAAACAGAGTTGCTGGTACGGTGCGATTAGTTGAGACAAACGGTGCAACACTAGACATCACAGGCGTCCAACTCGAAGTAGGCGACACAGCCACCCCATTCGAGCATCGGTCATTCGGGGATGAGTTGGCGAGGTGTAAAAGGTATTATGAACACGTTGGCGCAAGCTCAAACACAGAGTATACCTTTAAGTTGCAAGCTGCGGTCGAGGGCGAGAATATATCAGCGTGTCAAATTGGTTATCTTGTTGAAAAGAGGGCAGCGCCTACCTTGTCTCTTGGAACTCTTCAAGCATATCATGTTGGCCTTGGCGGTTGGACTACGACAAATCTTTCAGTGTATAATCACGGAAAACGAAACCTAACAGTTTACAAATCGTCTGATACTTCACCTAGACTTTTGCGTGGGTACGCCATTGCAGATGCGGAGATATAATCATGGATAATATGAACATTACATCAGCGCAGTACACTACTGACATGGATGGCACCAACGCTTCCATCAAAGCCACCATAGACGGCACTGAAATGTCTGTTCCGTTAGATTTAGCCAATCGCCACTACGCAGAAATCATGCGGCAGGTCGAGGCTGGAACGCTTGTGGTAGCTGAGGCTGGCTAGTATTAATCGAATAAAATGTGTATAGTTGCAGCAACCGCCGTGCGAAGAGGAAACTGATAAATGACATTGCCAGCATCGGGTCAGATCACTCTAAACCAAGTCAACGTAGAGCTTGGCAATAGTGGCACCGCTCAGATCGACATGAACAGCTCTGCGGTTCGCAGCTTGTTCGAGCGGCCTTCCGGGCAGATCAGCCTGTCAGACGGACGCGGCAAGTCTAGTGTTTTTGCGTTTACCATATCGTCAAGCACTAAGCAGGCGAACCTCTACACACTGGCCACAGCCGCGGGCTGGAACGGAAATTCTATCGTTGAGGCTACTGTTGCGTCCAACGTCTATCTCTGGTCGGACAGCACATCCACAGCGGGCTTGACCATAAGTGGCAGCTTCCCGAACGGCGTAACGCTATTCAACAATGGTAAAATAATCGGAAGAGGCGGCAACGGGTCTAGCAGCACTTCCGCTGGGGGCAATGGTGGCCCAGCCGTATCTATATCTTCGACAGGCGTTACCATCCGGAATAACTCCGGCGCCTACATAGCGGGCGGCGGCGGCGGTGGCGGCACTGCTGGGGGTTATCGCCAATCATACTCAGGCGGCGGCGGTGGAGCCGGTGGCGGTGTGGGTGGTAATAGCCGTGCAGCAGACGGAGGTCTCATCGGTATTGGCGGCGCAGGCGGCGCGATTGGTGCATCTGGTAGCGCTGGCGCTTCCAATGGCGGCGGTGCCGCTGGTGGCGGTGGCGGATCAGGTGGTGGCGGCGGCGCTGGCTACGACTTTGGTTCAGGCTATAACGAGGTCAGAGGCGGTCCAGGTGGCGGCGGTGGTCGAATCTTGCCGGGTACTGGCGGTTCTGGCTCTAACGGCGGCTACGGCTGTCTAGGTGGCGCTGGCGGTTCTTCGAGTGGCACTGGTGTAGCTGGCACCGCTCCTTATGCTGGATCAGGTGGCGGCGGTGGCGGCGGCGGAGGCTGGGGCGCTAGTGGTGGTCGTGGTAACGGTCTGAGCCATTTGTGGGAAAGCGCAGGCGGTGCAGGCGGCGCAGCTATTTCTGGATCGTACACGCTTGTTAATAGCGGCACAATTTACGGAGCGACATGATGACTTCACCCGCTAATGAGACAACCAATGTCGTAAAGTGGCAGGGAGCTTTTTCTCTGTTTGACACAGAGGCAGAGGCGATTGCGCACAGGGCCAGCTTTGTAAGCGACGCCCTGACGCGCCCCTCTGCGTATATCACAGCCGTGCCAGTCACCCTCGTCGGTGATGACGCTTGGGCGTGTGGCGGCGAAAACCTGACAGACGCTGAATTGCTTGCTGGCAATTTTTCAGGGTTTTACAACGTGTCTTCGCAGTACAACTCCTCTAGCTCGATTGGACTGGAGGCGCAGTACCTGCCCAGCTTTATGGACTTGTACGAAGCTGATTTCTTGGGAACGGTGCCTCAAGTGTCAGAGTACGCAGGCAGCTTTACTGGTGATATTTCGGTTTACTAAAGGGCAAGCAGCTCAACTAATCGAAAGATTGGCCTTACTGTTAAAAGAGTGTATAGTGGTCGAAAGGGCCGGAAAATAGGAAACTGACATGGCAGATACCACAAACTACGGCTGGACTAAACCCACGGTCGGCGGAAGCGAAGACCAATGGGGTACTCTAACAAACACAATCTTTGACCAGATTGATACGCTACTTGGCGGCATTAGCGCAGCCGAGTTCGCGATCCTAGACGGCGTCACGGCCTCTACGAGCGAGATCAACCATCTTGACGGTGTAACCAGCGGCATACAAGCACAAATTAACACCAAGTCGCCAATTGCAAGCCCAACCTTCACCGGCACTGCGACAATACCGACGGCCTCTGTCAACACAGTGGACCTCGGAAATTGGACTGTCACCGAAGCGTCTGGCGTTTTAGAGTTTGCGACTGGCGGCGTTAAGAAAATGTCTCTGGACGCAAGTGGAAACCTAAAAGTCGTTGGCAATGTTACTGCCTATGGGACGATTGCATAGTCAAAATTTTATAAGGCAAGGCGAATGGCACTCATACCGTTAAAAATTCCAGCCGGCTTCTTTAGAAACGGCACAGAGTTTGAAGCCGCTGGCCGCTGGCGCGATGGCAATCTTGTCCGGTGGCTTGGAACGTCCTTGCGCCCAGTTGGTGGTTGGCTTGAGCGTTTATCTTCCGCGACTACTGCCGCGCCGAGAGGCATGCACACTTGGCTAGAGGGCAGCGGATCTCGCTGGATTGGGCTGGGAACGTACAACGAATTAAAGGTGGTGTCGCCATCTGGCACATCATACGACATCACACCCTCCGGCCTGACTGCCGGGTATGAAAGCGCGCAGATCTTGACTGGCTACGGATATGGAACCTACGGCAGTGGGTTTTACGGGACTGAGCGAGTTGATGTCACAACGCCAGAAGAAGCCACCACTTGGACATTGGACAACTACGGAAGCTATTTGGTCGCCTGTAGTAACGCAGACGGCAAGGCGTACCAGTGGGTTGGCAACACCGCCACCGCTGCCACCGCGATCACAAACGCACCAACTAACAACTTGGGTGTGTTTGTCAGCGAGGAGCGCTTTTTGTTCTGCTTAGGTGCCGGCGGAGACCCAAGGGTCGTCCAATGGTCAGACCAAGAAGACATCACCACATGGACCCCAGCTAGTACAAATCAAGCCGGCTCTCAGACGCTCCAAACATCTGGAGAGATCATGGCAGCTCAACGTGGACGCGGGGCGACCCTCATTTTTACCGACATCGACATGCACCGCATGACATATGTGGGTGCTCCGTTTATTTACTCCACGGAGCGAGTTGGCACCAACTGTGGGCTTGTTGCTCGCAAGGCAGTTTCCACGTCTGACGCGGGCACGTTTTGGATGGGCCTGAAGTCGTTCTTCTTTTATGATGGCAGCTCGGTGCAAGAGTTGGAGTGCGAGGTCAAGGATTACGTCTTTGGCGACATTAACCGTTCTCAGGTATCCAAGTGCTGGGCCACTACAGTCGGCCAGCACGGAGAGGTATGGTGGTTCTACTGCAGCTCTAATTCAAGTGAAGTCGACCGATACGTCTCGTTTGACTACAAGCAAGGGTACTGGGTTACCGGAAGCCTGTCGCGCACTTGTGGCGTTGACCGCGGCGTATTCCGCAACCCAATAATGGCAACGTCAGGCGGAGCTATTTATGACCACGAAAGTGGCTTGGATTATGAGGGCGCCACGGCGTTTGCTGAGACCGGCCCATTCTCGATTGGCTCAGGTGAAGGCATTGTCCGGGTAAACAAGTTGATCCCAGACGAGCTGACGCAAGGCGACGTCACGGCGACGTTCAAGACCCGTCTTTACCCGAATGGCGCGGAAACGTCCCACGGGCCGTTCGACATGGCCAACCCAACCTCCGTCCGCTTCAGTGGCCGTCAGGCTAGGATGCGTGTCGAGGCGGCGCGACCGGCGGACTGGCGCGTGGGTGTTATGCGAGTTAACGCAATTCAGGGCGGCCGCAGATGACGGCGCCCATTCCGCCACACGTCGGTCCGGACATATTTGAGTGGGCTCGCGGGTTTTCAGTGTGGACGCGTCGGGCGCTGTCTCAGCTCATCTTCAAGCCGGCAGACGCCGCAGCGATTGAAAACGGCACTCTGCTCTGGGACGATGCGGCCGGGTATCCGGTGGTGTCAAAAGGTGGCGAATGGCGTCAGATTGTGCTCGAGGATGGCAAATATGCCGGGGCTGTGACCGCCGACCAAACGGCAGCCTCAACCAACACAGCTTACGCTTTAACGTACACCTCCAGCACGGCTGACGGCATTACAAATGGTACGCCAGCTTCGCGTCTTGTGTTTGCTGAAGCTGGGCAATACATGGTCAGTTTTTCTGCGCAAATTGCGTCCACGTCCAGCTCAACTGTAAACTTTTGGTTTTGGCCCCGCGTCAACGGCACAGACGTCTCTGGCTCAACTATGAAGAACGCTCTGCACTCGAATGGATCAGTTTTGGTGGTGTCCCGATCTGCTATATTTGAGTTCTCGGCTGGAGATTATTTGGAAGCCATGTGGGCTGTTGATAGAACCAGCGGCATCTTGGATGCGACTGCGGCCACGGCGTTTGCGCCGGGCGCACCGGCGTCCACTATTGCAATAACGAGACTTCATGGGTGAGGGTGGCGCGGTGCGTGATAACGTGGTAAAGTTACACGAAGATCCAGAGGTCGTGGTGGCTCCGGCAGTGGCGGACGAAATCGACTACGGAATTGAGGTCGGCCTGCCGTTTCTGGAGGCCAGTATTGAGAGAGACAGCAGAAATGTTCCTATGGAGCGCGTTTTGGCGAACATTCGAGAAAGACGGTCCGTTGTGTGGCTCGTTTTTATTGCGGGCGAGCCTGTGGCTGCGTTCACTACTGCGGTCATGCAGCACCCCCTGCGTGAGACTTTATTTATTGAGCATCTCGGTGGCGCTAGACTTACTGAGTGGATGCCAACGGCTATGGAGGCGCTTGTGGAGTTAGCACAGAAAGCCAATTTGGCCGGCATCGAGGCGGACGGCCGCCACGGATTTGACAAATATATGGGACAGTGTGGCTTTGAGCGCAAATACGTCCACTATGAGATGGAGCTTTAAGATGGGCAGCACAACCAAGACAACCGAGCAGAAGATGCCAGCGTTTCAGGAGAGATATCTCACTGATACCGTAATCCCTTTCGCCAAAGAAATTGCGGAAAAAACATTTACTCCATTTGAGGGCGACCGGGTCGCGGGGACCAGCGGGTTGCAGGAGCAAGCGTTGGCAGGGTACGGCTCTCTGGACATGGGCGGCGCTGCGTACAAGGAGGCGGGCGATGTCTTCTCCGGCTTGGCGGCGCGCACCCCCGAGGATCAAGCGGCACAGATCGCGCAGTACCAAGGCCAGTTCACTCAGGGCGTAATCGACCCAACACTGGCCGCAATGGAGCGGCAGCGCGCAAAAGATATCGTGGGAGAGCAGTCTCAGATTACTGGCGCCGGTGCATTCGGAAACACCCGGCGCGACGTTTTTCAAGGCGAGCGCGCAGGCGAATACGACGCCCGCATGGGTCAGACATTGGCCGGCTTGCAACAGCAGGGCTTGCAGTACGGCACGCAGCGTGCGGCAGCCGAGGACGCGCTGCGCATGCAGGCGGCCGGTCAGGTCGCTGGCACCGCAGGTTCAGCGCTGCAATCGCAGATGGCTGGCCTCGGGTCTCAGCTAACTGCTGGCGCGATACCGCAGGGCATAGATCAAGCAGCCCTCGACGCGGCATACGAGCAATACATGATGGAGCAGCAGTATCCACTGACGCAGCTCACCGCCCTTCAGGGCGGCGCCGCAGCGATCCCCACAGGGTACGGCAATACGACAGAAACGTCTGGCGGCATGGGCAACACCCTCGCGGCGCTTGGGTCGTTTGGCCAAGGTATAGGCGCAATGCGCTTCGGCCCCGGCTGCTGGGTGGCGCGCGAGGTTTATGGCGTCAACGATCCGAAGTGGCTCGAGTTCCGCGAGTGGCTCTTTGACTGGGCACCGGCATGGTTCCGCAACGCATATTTGAAATACGGTGAGCGAGTGGCCGCGGTGATCCGCAAGGCGCCATTCCTCAAGGCGGTCATACGCCCATTCATGGACGCGAAGCGCAAGAGCATTGGTTACGAGGGCTGAGATATGAATTACCCACTACAGCAATTTGACATTGACGAGCTCAAGCGCATGGGCATAGACACTACTGGTCTTACGGTGGGTTATCCGTCCACAGACGCCCACCGCCGCGCGCTGGGCATCGAAGATGACGTCGACCCCGGCGCGCTTCCTGATCCAGTCGTCCCAGCGGCAGCCCCAGTCGCAGCCCCGCAGATGACGCCAGACGCAGTGAGCGCCACTCCCGCGGCCCCAACAGTGGCGCAGGAGCAGCTATCAGCGCAAGGTGGCAGCTCGTTCATGGACGCGATTTTCGGGCCCAAAGAGGAAACTGACCAATTTTCCAACCTCAACCGTCAGCAGCGGATGATGCTGGCATTCGGCGCGATCAAAGACGCCGGATTTGCATTGCAGGGTAAGGACAGCAACGCCTTCGGAAGCACACTCAAGGCGATCAACGACCAGATCGACATGGGGCGCAAAGCGAAGGCGGCGCAGGCGCAAAGAGACATAATGCAAAGCGCTATAGGCCCGGCAAGCGGAGAAATGTCGTTTGACCAAAGGCGTCAGCGACTTCAGCAGGCTCTGGCTTCAGGGGGGATAGACGCCCAGACATTTACTGCGATGATGACAGAGATTGAGCGGCAAGAAAAAGCCGAAATGGGTGAAAAAGGCAGGGGTCAAGCCGCAGTATCAACGCTGCGTGACATAGATAGCATTATATCTATGATTGACGAAGACCCGACCATGACAACCGGCACTTGGGCTTGGATGACGCGAGGGCTGCCAATGCTTCCGGCAGGGAAGACGCAAGCCCTTATCGACAGCGTCGTGTCCTCTTTGGCCCTTGATAGCTTAAAAGCGCTAAAGGCCACAGGGGCCACTATGGGTGCGCTTAACCAGTCAGAATTAGAGCTTCTAAAAACAGAGCTGGCAAGAGTGGACCTCGCCGGTGGACCTGATTTCGTTAAGGATCAGCTCGGCAAGGTCCAAGGTCACTATCGACGGGTTATCTCCGACCTATATGATGGCGCAAGCGAAGACGACGCGGCAAAAATCACTGCGTTCTTGGGCCTCGATAAGCGGCCGTCTTGGGCCGGCGGACCTTCGCAGCCGTCAGGAGGGCAGCGCGAGGGCGAAACCGACGCAGAATTTTTGAAGCGTATGCGTGAAGGGAGAGTGTAATGGATCTTGAGGAGCTACTTGAATTAGCACGGCAAGCCGAAGCCGACGGTAGAACCGCCGACAGAGACCGCCTCATGGATATGTATTTTGCGGAAGAGCAGAGCGCAAAGCCATCAACCACCGAAGACGTCATAAAGTCTGGCGCCTCTGGAGGTCTAGGCGGCTTTTCTAGCGCCCTTGATCTCATGGGCCAGGGCGCTACGCTAATCCAAGAAGGCCCATCGATGCTGTCACGCATGCTGTTTGGCGGCATGGAAGACGCGCCCGAGATGAACCTCGATCCGCAAATACTCCCCCTCGCCTCGAGACTGACTGGCGGATTTACAGAATACGAGCCGCAAACTAAAGCCGGAGAATACGCAAAAACGACTGGAGGATTTGTCGGCGGCGCTATAGCTATGCCATACGGCGGGCCACTTAATGCCGCAAGGTCGGTAGTTCTTCCTGCACTCGCAAGCGAAACAGCCGGGCAGATGACTAAGGGCACCGAGATGGAGGGGCCAGCGAGACTGGCCGCTGCACTTGGAACGCCGTTTGCGACGAGTGCAATGCGTCAGGGTATGCAGCGCGCGGTGCTTGGACCAGAGGCACGCCTGACGCAGCCGGGGTCTGAGAGGGCGGCCTCAGTCAGCACTCTGGAGCAGGCAGACGTCCCAATGACCACCGGGTTGAAAACTGGATCTCAGCGCCTGATGGCGTTGGAGGGAAACATGGAGCCGCCTCTGGCGACGAAAGCTGGCCTCACCTCAGCGGTCATGCGGTCTATGGGGTCAGACAGTCTACTGGCGACACCTAAAGCCTTGAAGAAGGCTAAGAAGCGCCTTGGAGATGTTTTCGATGCGGCTGAGGATATGGTTGATGACGTTCCGTCTCTTGATGTCGGATTAGCAGCCGAAAAAGTAATCGCAGATCACATAAATTTCTCCGGCACAGGCACAATAGTTCCCAAGCTGAGAATGGTAAGCGACCAGATCGTCGACGCAACCACAAATCAAGTGCCGCTCTCTGGCAAGAAGTTGCAAAATATGCGGTCGGACTTGCGCCGGATTATGAGCGAAGCCGGAAAGGACGACCAAAGCACCTTCCTAGCGGCGTTCCAGCTCAACTCGGTGATTGATGACTTCCTGATCGAGAGCATCAGGCAGACGCAGCCAAAATTTGTGCCAGAGCTAATGAAGGCGCGCGAAGAGTATCGCAATTTTCTGACCGCAATGCGTGCAAAGAAAATCCGCGGGTCTGATAGCGCCGGCGGCTACATTTCGCCTGCCATGCTTTCGGGCGCACTACGCACCAGAGAGGGCGACAACTACATCTTGGGCACAGGGTCCGAATTGGCTGATCTGGGCCTTGCGGCTGAAGAAGTCATCAGCTCTATGCCGGCTGTTAAGGCGGGCGGAGTTCGTATATTTTCTGGAGGTGGTGGACTGCTGGGCGCGACTGGCGGTGGATATGCCGGGATGCAGTACGGCCTGGATCCGATTACTGCGGGCCTTACCGGCGCTGTGGCTGGTGCAGCTATTCCATACGCCGGCCGCGCTGCTATTAGGTCTGGGCCAGCGCAGCGTGCACTTATGCCGACGCAAAACAGCGCAGCCACGCAAATGCTTCTGGACACGCTGCGGTCTGGGGCACGTCAAACAGGCGGCCTGCTCAACATACCCCAGTAAACGCTATTTCTTAGCAGACTTTTTGGGCGCAGTCTTCGCGGGCTGCGCCTCAATTGCGTCTGCGGCTGCGCGGTGCAGCTCGGCCGCTTGATCTTGGATGATCGTGGCCGCCTTCTCGCAGAATTTGAACAGCGCCATGATGTTCACTACGCGGTGCGGATTGTTGAGATTGCGCACCAGTTCCTTTGTGTCGTCGTCGAGCATGTGATCCTCCAAAATATGTCACTTGGAGACCCTATAACATTTTTTGCACAATGTGAACATTTAGTGCTTGCAATGCTTAGATGTTAACATTAGTTTAACATTATAGACAGAAACAAAGGAGAACGGACATGACAATCGCAGCAATCGCTTACGGCTCAACAATCCGCGCATATGACTTTCAGCCAATGCCAGACCGCCCTGACCAATTCATCGAGGGCGTCGTTGTTGACGCAGGTATGATCAAACACCCCGAGCTTGGCCACAATATGTTCAGCGGCTACACGATCCAAATCACGGGCGCTGCCCGCGCAGACGATCCGCGCATTGGAGATATTGGCTATGTCCCGTTTAAAACTGATTTCATGGATTTCGATGGCCGCATCGAAAAGATTTAACCCAACCGGGGGCTACGGCCCCCATCAACCCAGAAGGAGAGCATCATGCTCAAAGAAATCACAACAACATTCACTGGCGATCATCACGCATTCGCCGTCCTGACTGACACCTACGAGCAGGCATATGTGCCCAACTCGGTCGTGTCGGCGATCAAGCTGGAAGTCGGCCGCACATACCGCGCCGGCGTTGTGGAAAACCGCCACGACCCGAAGGGCCAAACGCCGTGGTTCGTCACGTTCATCGAGGGCGCCGACTTTTCGACCAACAAAAATAGCGTATTCTCACCCCTAGTCGATTTGTTCGATGCGGAGCCCGAGGCAATCGAGCCGGTCAAGACGCTGACCGAGCTGGTGCACGAGGCAATCCCCTTAATGAACGGCGAGCCGTTTCTGGCCGCAGATCTAATGGAGCACACCGGCGCGGACATCAACGAGATCGGAACAATTCTTTACAACCTGCACCGCTACGGTAGAATTGCCGCCGCTAAGGTCTACAAGTCTGGCGAGCAGGTGCGGTCGACGCAAAACGTCTGGTGCGAAGACGTCAAGCGGCTGCTCAAATGATGCCGACGAAGCAAGACTGGGCGATCCTGATCGCTTGGACTACACTGTGCGGGCTGCTAGTCGCCTGCACAGTGGCCACCCATTCCGAAGAACCAATGCGCCCGAAGGCGCGGCCAACAAACTGGGAGATCACCAATGGCTAAAATAACCCGCGCTGAAGTCTTGGACACGGCCAAGGAATATGTGACCAAGGACCGCGCTGCCGACCATGGCGATATGGAAGACAACTTCAAGACCATTGCCATTTATTGGAGCGTGCACCTTGGCGTCGAGGTGCTGCCCGTCGACGTAGGGGTGATGATGATGCTGCTGAAGGCGGCTCGCGCTAAATCAAACCCGCAACACGTCGATAATTATGTGGACGCGGCCGGATACGCCGCCTGCGCCGCGGAGTGCGCCACATGATGGATGAATGGATCTGGACGGACCCGAAACGGCTGGCGTGCCCAGAGTGCCATGGGGAGGGCACTCTGGAGGAGACCAGCTTCCTGATGCAGTCATCAACCCGAGACATCGGGGAGCCGGTGATCGAAACCGTGTTGTGCGAATATTGTGGCGGTCTGGGAGAAGTGGACCCGCCAGAGGACGAGGAGGACGACGATGCCGAGCCCATATGATCGTCAGGAGATGGTGCGGCGCATCCGCGAGTGTGCGGAAGACGGCCTGTGTAATATCGAGATCGCTCGATACCTGAACGTCTCGCCATCGACTGTGCACAGCGCAGCGCGCGAGTTTAGCATTGATGTAGTGAAGAGGAATGGTGGTCATGGACGAAAGAGTAGACAAATTGTTGAGCCGGATCGAGCGGGTGACGTCGGTCTTGATGGAACGCAGCAAATTGCGCGGCCAGCCATACGTCCAGCAGACGGCGGAGGAGTTATCGTCGTTGCTCGAGGCGCTGAGGCGAGCTTTAAAGGATCAAGAGCATTGACGCCGCACCAGCGGCTGGTCCAAAAGCTGAAGGGCGTGACGTGTCTGAAAGAGGCGCGTGAGATCAAGTATGGCCACGACTTGTTCGAGTTTGAGAAGCGCATGTATATGGAGCAGCCCGAGAAGCGCGGGCCTCTCCCTGCGATGGTCCGGCGCTCATTCAAGGACACGCACAAGAAGGCGGCGCGCGAGGCTGAGGAGCGCGCAGAACGCGTTGTGAGCCAGATAGAGCGTCTGATGGACATGGTGGACGATGATCTCATCTTCACGTCCACAGAGGCCGCTGAGATGTTAGAAGACAGCATCCCGCGCGTTGCGTCATATCTCAAGCGAATGTGGGAGAAGGGAATGGTCTACAGGCACCGCGAGTTTATTCGGGTCGATGGCATGGCGAAAAAACAGTGGCGGTGGCTGTTCTGTAAAACGCCATTCACTTTTGACAAATATTTCGAGGATGATGAACAATGAAATACGGCTCAGTTTGCTCTGGCGTTGAAGCCGCCACCGCCGCATGGCATCCACTTGGATGGGAGCCGCAGTGGTTTAGTGAGATAGAAAAGTTCCCAAGCGCCGTGCTGGCGCATCATTACCCAGATGTCCCTAACCTTGGCGACATGACACAATTTAAGGAGTGGCCCATTGACAGATCAATTGACCTTTTGGTCGGAGGAACCCCCTGCCAAAGTTTTTCAGTCGCAGGACTTCGCAAGGGACTTGATGACCCAAGGGGAAATCTCATGCTCACCTATCTTGCCATTGCTGCACAATATCAGCCCAAGTGGCTGGTTTGGGAGAACGTCCCCGGCGTCTTGTCTAGCCAACGAGGACGGGATTTTGGAACCTTCCTCGGGGCG